ACCTTCTAAAGTAATGTTAATTTTCCTCATTATTTTAAAACCTCACAATATACGTTCAATTCCATTTTTAATTTCATTTTCATTTATTTTTCCTCATCCAACCAAACTCATCTGTCCGTTACGATTTTTGATTTCAAGTTTGGTATTTGCTGACGGCTCCCAGTTATTCCAATAGTCAAATGCTCGTTCCTCGTCCTTGCGCTTCAATAAGTCATAGCGTGGGATACGGAAGTATTCCTTGAAATCTTTTGCAGCTTGCGAGAATACAGATTGAGCAAAATGTCTGTCGCGATATGCTTGACTATCTTTTCCACCAAGCATTTCAACGACCTTTTGTTTTCTCATTTTTTCAAGAGCCAAACAAATTGATGGATTGACTGGTTGCTCATTCTTCAAATAATCTATATCGGCTGATAAGACGGATTGTCCTTCTTTCAGTTTTTTCAATTCCTGCAATGCGTGGATCATTGTATCTTCCACTGTTAATTCTGTTTGTTTCATAGCAATTTCGTTCATTATTCAAATTCTCCTTCTAAAATGTTGCTTTCTTTGCGGATATCGTTCAGGTCGTTAAAGAAACGAAGCCCACGACTGATGAAACTATCAAATTCATTTCGGATGATTCCGTCTGCTTTGAGGACTTTCTCCTCATCTGCGTAGATCAAACCACCCATACTTGCCAAGAAATCATTTCCCTTTTGAAGTAGGCTTGTGATATTCTTGTAGGCTGAGATTTGCTTCTGCACGCTATTAAGTTGCCCTTGCGATTCTTCAATCGCTCGTGTCAATTCATCATACTGAGCGGATTTTTTATCAACCTCTTCACGCTGGGCCAATATGTCAGCAAGTTGCTTTTCGATAAATTCGGAGCGTTCTTCCATTGCCTTAACGGTTTTAGATAGTTCCTTATTCTTTTCTAGCAATTGCTTGTTTAGGTCCTGTGTGGCTTTGTAGTCGTCCGGGACGACTTCCTTGATCGTTTCCTTAACTTTGATCTTGGAAGACTTGATTTTCTCATTCTCAGCTTGTAGAAGTTTGTTCGCTTGCTTGCTGAGCTTGAGTTTTTTCTTGACTTCCTGCAGCTCTCGCACTGTTGGAGTGTCCCCATCTTCGATGCGTTGAATCTGCTCCTCTTTCTCTTCTTCTGGAAGAGTTGCGATCAGATGAAGTGCTGTGGTTCCCAAATGTTGCAACGTTGCAACATTTGGAAGTTCTTCTGCAACTTTCATCATTCTATGAGCTTCTGTTCGCTCAATGTTCATCTTTGTTAGCCATTCTAAAAATTGCCCATGTGCCAAATCATTTTCTTTCACATGGTTCAAGCGCCTGCCGATTTCCCAAATCGACTGGCCAGCTATTTGCTTGTGGTGACTAATTTCCAGTTCTATCTGAGATAGATTGTTTGATAAAGTGATTTCGTTCATTTCCTACTCTCCTAAATCAACCCAAGTCTCATCAATACCTAAGACATCGCAGACTCGATTTTTAAGTCTGTCACTGCCCTTCCCATATTTCAGCAATTCTGAAATGGTCGGCTTCTTTACTCCGCAAGCGCGAGCGAGATGCGTTTGTGTCATTCCTTCTGAACTCAATTTCTCTTTGACCAATTGAATCCATTTTTGATGTTGTTGGCTCATATTTTTTCCTTTCTATTTTTGATATAATGTAAATAAAACTCTGAGGTGTAACATGAAATTTGAACCAGAATTAGTAAGAAATATTTTGCTAGACATTGAAGAACTACATCAATATCCTGAACCGTTTATTTTCTCAAGTAACTCGAACTTTAACAGAGCTAACAAATATGAGATAAATACTATTGTTTACCACTGTAAGTTACTATCAGAAGCTGGTTTTATAAATTGGACTCCAAAGTTTGACGGTTCAAATTCGTTGTATGTTGCTTTTGTTCATGGCATGACTTACGAAGGACATCAGTTTCTTGATTCTATTAGGAGTCCTAAAGTTTGGAGAGAAACCAAGAGTGTCGCTGAAAAAGTAGGTGTCTTTTCACTAAACTTCCTATCTCAAACAGCTTCTCAAATCATTGCTAACTTCACCACAAACCCAGAGTTATTTAAGTAACGTATTTTGAAATGATTGCTTGACAGTTGCTTCGTGTAGCTGTTCACGAGCATCTATATAGTCAATTTGAATGAGAGTTCCTGGGCTTTTCTCTCCATTGGTTCCCCAGATAATTTTGATAGATTTAAGGCCGATATCTTCAGCTTGGAAATCGATACCATTCAAAATGACGTGTGGAACACCAGAATCACTACTAATCTTGATTTCTAAATCTTGGATTGGTAGTGATTTTTTTGATAAATCACTCATCTTATGACCTCCTTTTAAAATTTAAATTAAAAAGTTAGCGAACCTCTTGACAAAATACAATCTATAGATTAGAATTTAAGCATAGAGAAAAGACCTACTAAAAAGGTGATTTTACCTAGAGAAAACGGATGCCAATCAGTTCTTAAGTTTTATTTTTTTAGTAGTCTTGTTCGCTAACTCCTTAGCTTACAAATAATATTTTAAACTATAGATTGCATTTTGTCAACACTTTTAATCTAAAGTTTAAATTATTTTTTGTCGTGCCTTAGAAAGGTTGATAAATCAATGTTTTCTTTATTCGAAAAAATTAAAGAACTTTGTCAAATGCGTGGAATTTCTATTAATTCACTTGAAGAAACACTTGGATATAGTAGAAATACAATCTATAGCATGAAAAATAAAAAACCAAATGCTGAGAGACTGCAAGAGATCGCAGACTATTTCAACGTGTCCACCGACTACCTCTTGGGACGCACAGAAAATCCTAACATTGCGAAAGATGGTGATGCTTCTGCACCATTAGACCTCAGAGATATTGCTGCACAATCAATGTTATTCGATGGGAGACCACTTACCGAAGAAGATATTGACTTTATCACAGCAGTCTTAGAGGCACACTTAAAAAATAAATAGAGGTGCATTTATGACGGTAAGAGAGCTTTGCGCCCTTGAGGGTGTAAGTCTATGCTATTTTGACGGGAGCGGATGGCACAGCCCAGGCTTCTTCAATCCAGCATTAAAGGTTCTCGCTCTAGATATTAATTTATCGGAAAAAGACCAAAAGCAAGTGGCACTACATGAGTTGGGTCACAAAGAACACACTCCTTTTCAATACGAATTGAACAGGGAGCTTTGCGAATTGCAAGCTGATAGAAGCATGATTCATCACTTGCTTGAAGAAGAATTGAAGTTGATGGATGATGTAAGAGAATTCAATTATCTGCATTTTATGGAGAAATACAGTCTGAAGACCATTGCTAGTGAAACGATGGTCAAAGACGAATATAATTCACTAATTAGTTAAAAAAGGAGAAATACAATGGCTATTTTTGGAAAAAAACACGATGAGTCAGAAGAAATTCAACTCTTTGAATCTACTGAAAATGAAGAGACGTTTTTCTTTGCTAATCAAAAAACTCTAGTAAGAATTGATGATCATTTCATTCGTATCGCTCGACAAAATACAATCAGCAATGCTTTGTTGCAAGGACTTGATGGGGAAAAATCTATACTACTATCAAAGATTACTGCTTATCAATTAAAAGAACCGGGTAAAACAGTAGGCTATCTTCAGTTGATTTTTCCTGGCAGTATTGAGCCTAAAGGTGGAGTGTTTGATGCTGTGAAAGATGAGAATACAATCACATTCAACAAAGAAGATAAGGCTAAAATATTAGAAATCAAGAATGCTATTGAAAAAGCACTGATAAATAATTAAGACAAATAAAAAAGCCCTGCACTCAACATTTGGGGCGTAGAGTACAGGGAAACTGTTAAGGCGTAAAAATAGGCTTGAAAAAGCCCTTTTCACTATGCCTATTGTACCAATAAACGAGGGAAAAGGCAATGGAAATTAAATCTTACAAAAAGAAAAATGGTGACACAGCTTATAAGTTTAGAATCTATGTCGGCAAAGAAAACGGAAAAGACAAGTATGTAAAACGTCAGGGCTTCCAGACAAAAGCCAAGGCAAGGGCAGCACTTCTCCAACTTCAAACTGACCTTAAAAATAGCGAGGAAATCACTGTCAAGGAAATCACTGTCGAGGAAGTCACTGAAAAATGGCTCAAGGAATATGCTGACACAGTACAGGATAGCACCTACATCAAAACTGAAAGGAATATAAAAAATCATATTTATCCTGCGTTTGGGGATCAAAAAATTTCTTCTCTCACTCCTCTTCAGCTTCAGGAACAAGTCAATGCCTGGTCTAAAAAGTTAGTCTATGGACGTAAAATGAAGGGACTGATGAACAATATTTGTAAGTATGCAATTAGGCATGGCTACATCTCAACAAATCCGGTTGAAAGTGTAACAACGCTTGTCAGAAAGCAAGTAGATGCAGATAGCGATTTTTACGATAAGGAGGAACTGAAATCTTTCCTTGAATTAGTAGACCAAACAGATGAACTGAGAAAGAAAGTCCTCTTTCGTCTTCTAGCCTTCACAGGGGCTCGAAAAGGGGAGGTTTTAGCCCTTAAATGGGAAGACTGGACTGATAACACTCTGAGCATAAACAAAGCCATTACGAGAGGATTTAACGGGGAATCTGTCGGTCCTACAAAAAACAAAAGTAGCAACCGATTGATCAGCTTGGACGAAAAGACAAGTGAACTACTCACAGAGTGGAGAGAAATGAATCCTACTACTACTTTTATCTTTGAGAATGAATTTGGAAAACCAATACCAGGAACACTACCACGGAAATGGCTACAACAAATTGTCAAAGATTCGGATGTGCGTCCGATTAGGATCCACGGCTTCAGACATACACATGCCAGTCTATGCTTCGAAGCTGGAATGACACTCAAACAGGTCCAGTATAGACTTGGACACTCAGATTTAAAAACAACCATGAACATCTATACGCACATCACCAGAGAGGCTAAGGATGACATTGGTGAGAAATTTGCAAACTATATTGATTTTTAAACAAATAACAAAAAAACAGACCCTTTGGATAAAAAAGGGTCTGTTTTTGGGTCTGCCAGTTTCAAAAAGGTTCAAAAAGGAATAGAAAGTATAAAACAAAAAACGTTGTTTTTACAACGTTTTAGAAACTTTTAGAAAACTTTAGAAAGTATAT